CAGAATGGGGAAGAAAGATGAGAATTATTCTCAGGAAATGGTGCAGAATGGGGAAGAAAGATGAGAATTATTCTCAGAAAATGGTGCAGAATGGGGAAGAAAGGTGAGAATTATTCTCAGAAAATGGAGCAGAATGGGGAAGAAAGGTGAGAATTATTCTCAGAAAATGGAGCAGAATGCAAATTCTTCACAAAATAAGTAAGCCTTCCTTACCCATTCCTGTCAACCTCTTTTCATTCATCTTTAAGAATTGTTTCAGGTTGGCAGAAAAATATTATACTTCAAACTCCCCTAAAAAAAGTACAAAATACTTCTAAAAAGGGGCATTTTTTCATAATCTTTATAGACAAATAAGATAAATAATATTATAGTAAATAAATATTATAGAACAACAAAAGGAGAAACAAATGAATATAACCTGGAATGATTGGGTAGAAGAAACAACTCATATTAAAAAAATGAACAAAAAAAATATAGATGGATATATTATAGAAGAAACAAATGAAACCATAAATGATATTGTAATAAAAACAGACAAGTTTATAACACCAAACAAAAGAACATATATAATAAAACAAACATTTAAATACTTTAAGCCAAAAAATAAAAAGGATTGGTTATTATTACCAATAGAAAAACAATGCTGGGTTGAATAGTTATTATATTGGTTGAGGTGATTTTAAAAGCACACATATCATCAATAATAGAACTCACATACACACCATTGAGTATTAAAAAAAGCCCCAAAAAAGGGGCTTTTTTCACCATCATTATAGTAGACACTGGGGAAGGAAATATCAAAAAATATGCTATTGATTTTATTGATAAATATCTGGGGTTTTTCTGCTGTTTCATGGGTAAGGTGCAGTGCCCATCTTTCTCTGGCCTTAGGCCTTCCTTCACTGGTCTTAACCTGACTGGACTTCACCTGACTGGTCTTAACCTGACTGGACTTCACCTGACTGGTCTTAACCTGACTGGACTTCCCATCAACTCACTGGGCTGAAAGCCCTATGCTGACAATGTTGACAATGTTGACAGGGGTACTTTTTATTTTTATTTATAACTTGAGTGATTGAGTGATTTATTAATAACCCATTGAAATATATATAAAAATAAAAATATACAATTTTATCTTATATAAGAAAAAAATGTCTGCATGAGTTAGGGTGTCAACATTGTCAACATTGTCAACATATGGTAAATATCTATATAAATCAACAACTTACTATGCTGACAATGTTGACACCACCTGTCAGCATATGTCAGCATATAAATTACAAAAAATGGGTTATTTTTAACCCTAAATTAGAAACAAACATAAATAGTATTGTAGGTAAACTACAAAGCAGTAAAAGCTTTATTTTACAAAAGAAAGGAAATTACAAATGATGTATTCATTTATGACCAGCTTTTATTCTAAAAAAGCAAACAGATGGTTACCAAGTCCCAAAATAGAGAATGTCACAACAAATGGCTGGATTGGCTTTGTATGTGACATGTTAGAAGAAGCAACCCTATCTTATCCAGAAAAAACAGTTGCACCATTAATTAGCCCAGCATTTTATAACACAACATTATACAGAAAAAATGAAAATGTTTCTGGATGGAGTTTTATTTGTTTGGACTTTGATGGTGGAGTATCATATTTGGATATCATTAACACTTATTTCTTAGAACCCAAAGAAAACATTTCATTTTTTGCTTATCATACAGCATCAAGCACCCCTGAACTGGAAAAATTTAGAATCATTATTCCTGTTGACAGAGTAATACAACCTTTGGAAATACCGGATGTATGGCATGGTGTATATACTTTATTCAACCAACAAACTGATAAACAATGTTCTGACATGAGCAGAGGATATTATGTTCCTTGGGGATATGATATTTCAAAATTAGAAACTTTAGTATTTGGTGACAAAAACATTTATTCATTAAAAGGAAATAACAGAATAACTTTTAATATTGAAGGAAGCCCATTAAATGTGGATGGATTACTTTTAATAAACCCCTTACCTAAATTAAGGCCTATTTCACCACCAACCAGCCAAATTACACAATTGAGATCAAAATTAACCCAAATAACAAAACAAAAATTAGTTAAGTCTGATTGGCAAAAAGAATATTGGATGGCTGGTAATAAAATCAATGGAGGGTATCATAGAGAATTTTACAAATATCTATTAAAAATAGTTTTAAGAGCTAATTATTTTGGCATTGAATTAACAGAAAATGAATTAATAGAATTTGCCAGAGAATTGGATATAAAAGATCATGGTGGCCCTTATTATGATGAACATGAATATAGAAGGCAAGCAAAAAATGCTCTATCAAAAGGAGCAAAATAATGAAGGATATATTTATAGATGATGTTTTAGCTGTTCTTCCTGCAGATTTAACACAAGTAATTGAAGCAACACACAGTCACAAGGGGTTTGATAAAGAACATATTTTAACAACAGCATTGGCAGTAATAAATTTTGCTGCTCAAAGAACACACAATGTTAACCCTGTTAGATTTTCACCTAAGCCCTTAAGTGAGTTTTTCATTATACTTCAAGAAAGAAGTGGTGGTAAAAGCAGTTTATGGAGTGATTTTTTATCACCTATTGAAAAAAACATACAGGATTTATCAGTTAGATATGCTAAAGAATTAGAATTTTATGACTATGAAATGGCCTTATATAATAAAGCCTTAAAAAAAGCAGATGATAACAGTATAATTCCTTCTAAACCCAAAAAACCCAATAAATATAATCCTTTTGTTCAAAATCCAACCTTAAATGGCATTATTAAACATTTGGAACATACTTCTGTTGCTGGAGTGTTTACTCAAGAAGGTGCTATGCTGTTAAACTCACATGATACAAGGGGTGATTCAAGCAGCATTAGTTTTACTACAGGGTTAGCAATGTTATGGAGTGCTGAACCCTTGCAAAAACAAACAGGATTAGAAGAAGTATATCTACCAGGTAGAAGATGTAATATGTTGGTTATGGTACAAAAAGATTTAGCAAGTGATCTGTTTAGTAAAAATAACAAAGTTCAAGGATTATTTAGTAGATTCTTATTGGTGGATCACAAAAAATGGATTAGAAGAACTGAGGATGAAGCAGATGCTACAAGACAGGAATATAATCAAAAAATGACTGTTTTTCAACAAAAGCTACAAACTATGCTTAACAAATCTGTAAAGACACAAGGCTTTGATAATAAAGAATTAATTTTAGAAGAAATAACCTTTTCTGCCTGTGCTGAGCCCCATAGAAAATCCTATTCCAATTTAATAACTGAACAAATCAATAATACACCTGACCATGAAAAAGGACTTGAAATAGAAATGTTGGGAAAAATATATGAACATGCTTGCAGGTTAGCTGGAACTATTGCAGTATATTCTGGAAAAAACCAAATTGGTGTTGATGAATGGATGGCTGGAGTTATGTTAGCTCAATTTTATCAAACTAATTTAAAGTATTTGGTTGAACCACTAAATGGTGATGAACACATTGTTAATACTGCTGAAGATACAGTAATAGAATGGATAAAGAAAAATAGGAAAAAGGGTGATCAAATTTCTATGAGAGATTTAAAAATGAATATAAGAATATTGAGAAAATTAACAGGCTCACAAATAGATGAATTATTTAAAAATTTAGAACTTGAAAAGTTAATTAAAACCAGTTTAGGTGCTAAAGGTGGAATTATAGTTGAAATATTATGAAAGGAATAAAAAATGAGTTATGAAAAATGGCTAAAAGATAAATTTAATCTAACTGATGAAGAAATTTCAGAAGTTATACAATATGAAAAAGAAAAACAAGAAAGGATATTACAAAGAGATAAGGAAGCAAAAGAATACTTAGACTCAATTAATAAATTGACAAATAAATAATAACCTATTATAAATATGGAATACTTGTAGCAGAGTATTTGTTTCTATTATAATCCTTCAATGAAGGGCTGGGAAGTTAAATTCCTGGCCCTTTTTGTTTGTCATTTTTATAAAAAAAGATAAATAATAATAAAGGAGATTAAAATGTATAAAATTACTAAAAAAGAACCAATTAAAAAAGATTTTACTTACAAATATTCAAACAGCAGATTTTTAATTGATCATAGACATATATGGGGTGACATTGGTGAAGAAATTTCATTATATTATTACAATGCTAATATTGATGATGTTGAAGAAATAAAAACTATTGAACATTTTGAACCCATATATGTTATTAAAGGCAAAGGCATTCCCAAAGAAGAAATAAACAACAGTCATTATCATTACAATAAATTATTGGACACACTAATTTATGATGAAATGGGTAAATTTTCTATTCATAATTCAATTTTATACATATATCCCCAACATATTTTATATTTGAAATTAAAATATGGAGAATTATTTAATGAAGTTGAAGTTGAGGAAATAACATAAATAATAATAAAGAAGGAGAAGTAAATGAAAAAAACCGGAACATCCAGTCCAAAAACACTAACTGATGAAGAAAGACTGAGAAGAAGTATCCATGCCAAAAAATTGGGTGATGCCAACAAAGGATTAAAAAGAAGTGAAGAAACAAAACAGAAAATGAGATTTGCTCATCTGGGTAATTTTCAAGATGAAGAATGGAAAGAAAAAAGAATATCTCAATTAAGAGGTAGAATTGTTTCAGAAGAAACTGTAGCAAAAAGAAAAAAGACTTTAATGGAGAAATATGGTACAACCAATATACATCAAATTAAAAAAATAAAGGAAAATTTATGAATAAAAAATTACTATTACAAATGCTGGATGAAGCAATGGTTTCAAGAAAAACTATAGCTCATACTGACACTACAGGAAAATATCAAATAATACATCAATTGTTTGTTGATGTGTATGATGATTATCCCCTGCCATTTAGACTAAATTATTATGTGTTAATTGGGGGACAAGAATATCCCATTTATACATCAAAATATGCTGGTAAGATAAATAATAATAAGGAGATAACTGTTGACTCTTTTAAGGAATGGGAAGTAAATGGTATTGAATACAGCAAATGGAACTTGTATAACAGAGGAATTATTTTATAAAGACTATGTTGTTTTGAGAAGAATTTCAAATAAAGAGAAAATACAAATGGAGAAGTATATGAAATATGGGTTTTTAAACATAGTATGGAGTAATGATGAATTTACCTGGATTAGTACACCAGGCAGCATCTTACCAGTTGACAGATCAAGAATTGAAAATTGTGTATCAGAATACAATAGATCAATTAGGGGGCTTCAGCCATGGCAAAAGAGATGCAGCTTTGGGAGATAACAATAATTATTTTAACAGAATATTTTCCGGCAATGTTGGTGAATATGTAATAGAACAAACTACAGATTTAATAAAAATACCATCAGTAAAAAAAGCACCTGATTTTATGTTAGCCAATATACCAAACTTGTTTTTTCAAGTAAAAACACATACAGTGAAAAAATGGCCATTAAAGCCCTGTTTTCATTGGTATATTGAAACTACAGATGATGTGTTTTTTTATGAATATCATTTTGTTGTTCCTCTACTCTATGTTGAGGATATTAAAACAGTTTTTGTTCCTGGCTTTTTAGAACCAGATGATATTTATCCTGTATTGGGGGCTGGATTACCCAATAAACCCAGCAAAAAAAGATTTAATTGGAGTGACATATGTGCAAAGATAATCCCCCTATAAAGAAAAAATACTTACCAAAATGGAAGAGACCTGGTGAAGAACCCAGACTACAACAAGCCAAAGCACCATTCAAGAGATTAACAAGACATAATTTTATAGCTGGTAGCAGATACAACCCAGAACAGAGAGCAAAGAGATTCTTTGGTAAACCAGAAGATGTAGCAGAAATGAAAAAACTATTTTGGTCTCAGAGGGAAAAAAGTTTAGCAAGAGCCATAAAAAGAAGTAAGAGAACCAGACCACCCCAATATAATCATCAAAGTGTAAAATTAAATTGGAGAGATGTAGTAAAAATAAAGGATTTATTGAGAGAGGGTAATTTAACAATGAGGAAGATTGCCAAACTATATGATATTAGTCATACTACCATCTGGAAAATAAAACACAATTTATTATGGACTGAAATTGGAGAAAATTTAATATGAGAGGCAGTTGGGGTGGCATTAAAACTTTACCATTAGTTCCCCTAAAAAAGGTACAAACTACTTCTGGTAAAAAAGCCAAAGGCAGAGCATTGGTAATTTATGTTAAGCAGAGACTACTTCATTATTTTGGATTTGACTCAGATGACATAATATTGCCCAGTGTTAGTGCACCAGGTGAAGATTTAAAGTTTTCCAGTTCAGTTAGAGCAGTTTTTCCTTATTCTGTTGAATGTAAGAATCAGGAAATCAGCAAAGCACTTTATGATTGGTATGATCAAGCTAAATCAAATGCTGGTAATTATGAACCCATTGTAGTGCTAAAAAGAAGTAGACAAAAACCACTTGTATTGGTTGATTTAGACCATTTTTTAAGTGTAGTAAAAGGAAATGAAAATGAGTGAAAATGAAAAGATTGCCCAAGCTCTTATTGAGATAAGGTATGTGTTGTTTGACATAAAAGAATTATTGGAAGAAATAAATGAAAAATTAGGAGAAAAAGATGTTTGAAGTTTTAGTGATAATATTGTTGCTTTGTATTTTAATCAAAATATAAATACTGTTTTAACCTTAGGAGGCCACCTATGAATACTGTAATTAATTTCTTTAAATCCAATAAAATTGTCACCCTAATTGGTGCAGTTGTAATTGCTGCTATTGCTTATTTTGTTCCTGGTTCAGAAGAATTGGCAGACAAGATATTGGATAATGTTCCTGGTGCTGTAGTTGAGCAACCAGCTGAATGACATTAAAAACTTCCTTGAAAGCACAATAATATACTTAAACAAGGAAGAAGAGAAAGTAGTCAAACAACTAATTGATATGATTGACATATATAATAAAAAACAACAGATAAAAGCTAAAATGAGGGGGAAGTAATTTCCCCTCATAAATTATCTATAATTCTTTTCCATTCAGCAAAGCTCATACCCAATCCCTGTTTTGTAGAACTTTGACCTCTTGAATCAGGAAGACTTACCCATTTTTTAGATATTTTATCCATCAATTGTTCTTTTGAAATTTTACCAGCTCTATAATCACTTAATCCAACTTCTTCTAACATTGTAATAAACAATTTATCTTGAACATCAGCAGTAAATTTAGTAGTATTTGGATCAAAACCAGCTTTTTCAACATATTCTCTTAATGTACCTTCAATAAATTGCCATCTTCCAACAGCAGAACTTGGCAACATTCTACCTGCACCATTATCATATCTGTTATTTGGGTCCTTCTTTAAATCATCTTGATAATTATAAACTTCAGATATTGTCATTTCAGTTAATGGTTTGTTTCTTAATTCTGGTCTAATTGCAGCTCTGTGTCTACCATAACCAATTTCAATATCATAATCACTTGTAGCACCAGGTTGTCTTCTATATGTATTTGTAGTACCTTCTGCCATTGATATTGCATCAATTAATCTAAGTTCACCTGTACTTACACCCTTCAAAGCATCTGACCTTTCACCTGTTCCTCTTGTTCCTCTTGTTCCTCTTCTGGCTCTTCTTCTCTGTTCTGTGTATTCTCTGGATTTAGCTACTTGAGCAGCCAAATAATCATTACCCTTTAATATGTTGAGTGTATCTTCAAAACTTACTCTTATTATGTTGGGAACACCATTACCATTTTCATCAATGAATATTGCTTCTTCACCAGCTAAAACAGAAGTGCCATCAGCATTGGTAATAATCATACCCATTCCAGATTCATCACTTTGAAATCTTAAATTTTCTCTTAATTGACCCCATTCTTCATCAGTAAATTCACCCATTCTGGCTTCTATTTCTGGTCTAATTTTATCCATTAATAATAAAGTGCTGTCTTTGTTGTTTAAAGCATTGTTTAAGAGATTATAATCTGTTGGGTTGCTGTTAAATTGAGTTTTAGCTATTGCCACATTATTATATTTTGTAATTAACACATTATTATTTAAATCTTCAACACTTTTTGTGAGTAATGTTTCAAAATTATTAATATTACCTCTTGAAGCAACTATTGCACCATTTACTATGGATTCAGCTAAAGCATAAGATTGTTCTGCATAAGCAACATTATCTCTGCTAACACTAATTACACCCATAATATCTGTTAAATTAGCAGCCACAGTTTTAATTCTATCTTCTTTGTTAATACCCAATAATGAAACACCACTTTTAATTGAATCTTCTGTAGCAGCTTGACTATTGGCAATAACTGTTTGAATATTTTGACCACTTGCCATTAATGCTGCTAATGGAGGCATACCTCTTTCTTCTAATTGTCTCCATATAATAGTTTGAACTTTGTCTCTGTCATAAGCTCCTTCAATGTCACCCAATAATTGATTAATACCAGTTTTTAGAAAAGCAAATGCTTGTTCTGGATTTTCTCTGGAAGCAATTTGAAATGTTTGTATTAAGGGATCTAATTCCTCACCTGTAAATAATCTTGGAGAAATACCAGTGCTTAATAGATTACCTTGAACAAAGAAAAAGTTAGCTCTATTTATTGGTGTATCATCTATACCCATTTTACCCAATGCTTCAACTATAACATCAGCACCATCTGGACTATTTAATCTCTTTAGTGTTTCACTGGCTTGTGTTCTTAATAACAGTTTGGCTTTTTCTATACCTTCAGGCATTAAATCAGGATATTTGGTTGTGTTAATTGTGTCATTAATAAAACTATCCCATTCAGTAAAAGGAGTACTCAACAATGTGACAAAATTAGTACCAATAGCTTTAGCAATATCCATATCCTGTTTAGCAATTTTATAGTCTTCTGGGTCAGGATATCTGTCCTGTAATGCTTGGTCTAATTGGGCATCATCAACTCTTGCCTTACCAAAAAGACTTAATTCCTGTCTATATATTTCCAGTTCTCTATCCATTTCAGCCATTTCTCTTTTTTCAATGGCTTCTCTGTTTTTATCTAATCTATCAATATATTGTACTAATTCTATTCTTTCTTCAAGAGTATAATTATTTAAAATATCACCTGCAGGAGGACTAATAATATTTCTTTTTAATTCATCAACTGAATTATTTGGTAGTGCATTTTCAAAATATAATAGTGCAAAGTCAGCTTTGACTGCTTCAAATTGTAAATCTCTCTTTCTAATATCAGCTTCCTGTTGGGTGATTAATCCATTTGACACTTGATCCTGTATCATTTGATTACCCAATTCAATTTTATTTAATACTTCCTGTTTACCATCAGCACTGGTAATTGCTGTGGGATTGGAAATTAAAACATCAATTGATCTTAAATTATCATTAAAACTTAAATTGAATTCATCAGCAGCTAATTTCATTTTCTTTTGATAAGCAGCATTAAAAAATTGATTTGTTTTACTACCAATCAATCTTTCAGAATAAGCAGAAATTCTTTGGGCAGTGGCACTTTGGGCACCTTCTGTCCAACTTTGGCTGGCTAAATTTGTTCTTTCTTCAAAACTACTCAACCATTCCATTGGGTCAGCATCCAGAGGAAGAGTTAAAAACTCTCTTTCTGCTTGATTAAAATATTCATCAATTTCTCTCTGCTTTTGTAATAGAAATACTTGTTCACCAGCAGCATTATAAGCTCTTTGAGCTGCTGTGGGTATGGCAGTATTACCAACTTGTGTTTCTGAACCTTCCTGATCAATAGCACCCTGTTCTGTTGCTTTGGCTACTTGAGCATCAACAAATTTATCTGCTAATGCACTAGCCATTCCTGAAAATAAATTGGCAGCACCTGTGCTGACTGTAAATCCACCCAAACTTAATTGGGGATTACCACCAGCAACCCTGTTAACATCCTGAGCATTTCCTCTTACATTTACCATTTTATATCCTTATGAAGCAAAATAACCTTCAGCTAATTTTAGCCCAGTGTTTAATGCAGTTCCAGCAGCTTGAGCATAACCTTGGTTGAGTGCATTTTGACCTTCTGCTTTTTTCATATCAGCATTTAATCTGGCATTTAATTGATCAACATAATCTTCATTAGCAAATTGAGCAGCAGTTGAATCAAATACACCTTGAAAACTTTCAACAGTTGCACCACTAACACCAGCTCTTGCTCTTTGACTGGCAATAACTCTCTGTCTCTGTTTTGACCTATCTTCCTGTCTTAAAGCAGCTTCTGTTTTAATAGTTTGTGCTTGAGCATTGGCAATTTTTTGTTGTGTTTTGGCAGCACTTATTTGGCTCATTACTGAAAAGCCAGCACTTGCAACACTTAACACACCTAATAATATTGGAGCACTCATCTTTCCCAAACCTCAATTCTTATATCATTATATTTATATGAACTTCCTGTTGGATGATACCCTAAACTTTTTAACCATCTTTTTGTAGTTTTATTATGTTCTAACACTTGAATTAAACTTCTTTTTGGATATTCCATTATAGCAACTATATCCATAAAATGTGTAGTGTATTTTGTAAAACTTTTAATATATTTGTAAACATCAGGTGTAGCATAACTGGCAAACCAAATACAACCTTCTGTGACATTAGCACCAAATATTAAGAATGGCTTATTATCTGCTGAAACACAATAACAATATGGTAGATCAATAAAATCTTCATAGCCTTTATCACCCAAAAGACTTAATTCATTTTTATCACATTCTCTAACATTATCCCAAACAGCTTGAAGATCTTCCTTTGTTGCTGCTTTAAAACTAAATGGTTCTGGTAAAATCAATAGTGTACCTCCATTGTGTATCCCAAAAATGTCATTCTAACTGGATCACTTGTCATAAATGTTAATTGGGGATCTCTACCTTTCTTTAACACTCTACTCCAATACAATCCACTTTCAATGGGATAAAATCCATCAAAATTATCAAAGTCATATTTTAATGTTATTAATTCATTGCCTTCAACTGCAAATTGACTGGTGTTAAATACCTGTGCCCATACTCTAAGTATTTTCATAGGTTGACCTTTTCTCATGGTAAGTTCATTAACCAACCCTGTTAAGGGAAGGGTTCTAACAGTAGTGATATAGGGCAGACCCACATAAGCAGAATTTATAAAATTGTCTTCTGTTGTAAACACCCCATCACTGCCTGAAATTTCCTCATCTATAATTACTTCTTTTGTCACATTATTTTGGGTACTGTCAAGAGTAATCAGTTGAGCTCCATTTGGATAATTTGTTATAATGTCATCACCATGAGAAAAGGTAGCAGTGTTAGCAGTTGAACTGGTTTCCTTCCTCCAGAAATCTAAATAAATGTCATCTTGACCAAACACCTCTATGTAGTATTTGTTCCCTCTTTGGACTGTAGCATAGAGAACATATGCTGTATCACTGGAATCTGGATTGTATTTTGTTTTAGCAACAGTCACATATTTAAAACTGCCATTTGTAATCCATCTACTCCAACCCAATATTCTTCTACTTCTGTCAGTAACCATACAAGCTAATTCTCCATTTGAATTAACTATAAATGCTAAAGTTGTTTGACTGTTTTTGTAGTTTTGAAGTATAGCCATATCAACTGGACTTAACAATTTGCCAGTATGAAGTAGTGAATAATTTTTGGATATATAATCATCCTGTTCAATGTCATAAGCAAATGCTCTAATTTCTTCATCATTTTCTGTAATGTAGAGACTTTCATTGTCAACAACATAACTTTTAACTGAGCTAATACCATTATTGGTTTTTTGTGTAATTTGAACATTGCTGGGTGTTATGGGATTATTGTTGCCACCAAACCCAATAAACTCACCTCTGGAAGTATGAATAATTAAATTATCATCAGAGTGCATATCTCTAATTGTATGCACATTGTCTGTGCTGAGTGTAAAACTAAAACTTGAACTGTCTAATGTAGTGTTTTCATTTTTAAAATTAAAAAAGTCACCTGTTTGGCTGGCATAAAGAACATTGGGTGTAGTTCTACCACCACCTAAATATAATCTCTGTTGGTGAAATACTAAAGTTCTTGGATATCCTCTAACATCACTAAATGCTTCTTCAGCAAAAACAGGATATGATGAAGTAGAAATAGGTGCAGAATATGCTGAAGCTGCTGTATACCAAGTGACATTAACTTCTGTAGTTGGTGCTGTTCCAATTAAACTGGTAATAGTGCCATAATGAAAAGTAGTACCTTTTATTAATTTTAAACCAACTCCCACATGATCATCAATAAAATATGGGGTTGCTGTAGCACTGGCAAGAGCACTTACTTTTGTTCTATATCTTGCTGTATTAGCAGAAACATATAGTTCAGCATTTTGAAATTCAGGAAAATTAAAATACACTCTTTGATCTGGGCTAACAGTTTCAAAAAGTGTTTCTATTTCAAAAGTTCCAGCATCAGTTCTGAATAATTTCCAACTACCATAGTTAAAATGAGTAATAATCATAACATCATTACTTTGAACATATCTAACAAATTTAACATCAGAAGCTGTCCAACCAAATCCAGAAAATGTTTCTTTTGTTAAAGTATCCCAATTGGTAATAACATCAATACTGTCTGTGTAAAAAGCAACAATATATTGCTGTTCATTATTAAAATCAAATACACCAATTTTGGGTATTTCTGAACCATAATCAGCCCAAGCATAGCTGCCACTTCTTCTAACTATACCACCTTGACTTAATGGCACAGCATTTTCAAGTAAGTCAACTGAAGCTTTGTATACATCATTGTCAGCCCTAAATTTGGCTAAATCACTTATTTCACCAACATTTAAATTAAACTGACTAAATCTAAACTTTGCCATTAATGAGTGTACCTTGATTGAATTAATCTGGAGTTTGATGTTGAAATAACAGTTGGAGGAGGATTACTTTTCATATCTAATAGTTTGGCTTTAGCATCTAATCTCTGATACATACCCATTAACAAATTTAATTTACCCACATCTTCAGTTAATGCTATAACTATTTGAGTTGCTAATTTAGCAGCAAGAGCATTGGCAAAATAAGCTGGTAAATCTGTTGTTGTCACATTTTTTAAATATTTTACTTTGATGTTGTTTACATTGGCACATATTCTATTGTTTGCTTCATAAGCCCAATCAAGTGGATGACCATATTCATCTACAACTGCTATTACTCTTAAATATGTGGAATTTAATTGGAATTGATATTCAAAATCAGGATTGCCTGGTACTTCTACTAAAGGACTTAAATTACTCCATTCAACAGCAAAGTTCCAGGGATACTCAGCCAACATGCTTAATTTAACTGTATCAAATACTGTTGATATAACACCAGCTTCTTCTGATGCATCTTCAAAACTTGATATTGTGTCAACTATACCACAATGAATGAGTGCTATATTCGAAATTTCTATATCATTCATGATTACTCCTTTATTGTTATTTATAGATAAACAAAAGGCCCCCAATTAAGGGGGCCCTAAATTCAACTTCTTGTGTGAGCAATCCTATTTATTGGTTAATATTATAGTGAAGTTGAATTGTCTGTATAACCCCAAACAAACACAGTGATGGAACTTACTGTGACATTTGATGCAGCACTTACAGTCACATCAATTGTGTCTTGAGTTGAGTATCTAAAACCAATATTAGCATTGGTTGCTTCTGTGTCACCATCTACACCCCAAGTTCTGGTTTGAACACCAGAAGTTTCAGCTGTGATAAATCTTGTTGGGGAATCACCATCACCAACAGAAATTGTAAATTCACCAGTACCCAAAGTTGTTGAATACAAACCTACCTTTAGAGGTGTGAATCCCTTGGGAACACCCAACCAAGGATAAGTGACATCAGCACTTAATGTGACATTATCTTTTGTATATGAAAATACCTGTAAGGGATTTCCACCTTGTTTTGCAATACTTGCACTTTTTGTTTCAGCCATTTTTCATATCTCCTTAGTTTGTGATGTCTGCATAAAATACAGCATCAGGTAGAATTGTACATGCACCAACATGCATTTCACCCAATACTTGAGTTGTGTTTCTTTCTGGGATTCTTTCAACCATTAGCTTCATAGTATTGCCAAGAGCAACACCAACTGATTTCTTGTACCAAGCATAGTTTCTGTGAGTACCAGCAGAAGTAACAGGTAATAGTGAGTTATCAGTGTAAATTAATGTGAAACCCATAAAGTTGGATACAACACCATCTTGAAGAGCACCTTTTTCTAAGTAGTCTTTTGAAGTTAGAGTTGTGTCATTTAAAAGGTCTTCTAAACCAGATTCACCAATTAACATAAATCTGTTTTCATAACCCATTGGAACTTGAGCAGCCATTAATGATTTGTTGAAAGCAATCATACCAGCTTTGTTTAGGGTATTTGACATTGAAACAGCAGTTGGGTTAGCATTTAAGCCATCATCAACTATAATTTCATCCCATTTCCTACCAACAGCCATCATAATTGATTGGGTATATTCTCTTCGAAGATCCAAGTTTGTTCTTAGGCTATCAAAATCTTCAACCCATTCAGGTGCTTCAATTCTCTTTAGCACACAATCAACAGTTGAATGACCAACATTCATTGGTGATAGTGTAGCATTTCTGCTTCTATTAACTGTTGCTTCACCTTCACCAATTTTGTGGAATTTGTGAGTTTGAGCATTTGCTCGAGCAACTCTAACACCACTCATTAAGGTTGTTTGTTTTCTTTGTAGCTCATGTTGAGCTTCCATATTCCACTCTACAATAAGAGCATTATCTACATTTGTTGACATATTAGTCTCCCTAATCATTTGTTAATGTTTTTTGTTTTTAATTTGATTTGGGTGTTTGATTTTATTTTAAGGGGTGTCCAATGGAGCCCTATTATTTTTATCAAAGCCTCTTCTACCATTTTACATCTGGGTGGATACTGTTTTAATGAAGCCTATGATTAGGGTATCATTGTTTTTATTTATGTTAGAAATATTTGAGCCCCCAATATTTCTACTGGAGGCCCTATCTTTTAGCTAAATCATATTACTATTTATAATAAATTAACACCAGCAGTCATTGCTTTGCTAATCATTTCTCTAACTCTTGCTTGATATTCAGCATTTGAAGGATCAGTAGCAGAACCCTTATATCTTGGATCATTCATCATTTCAAATATTTGTCCCTTTGATGGAACAGTTGAAGCTGTTGGTGTTGTATCAACTGCTGTGGGATTACTGCCCAATTTTTGACTTAATTGATAAACCCATTTCATTCCAGCAGCACTGTATCTCAAACTATTGTTCCAAACATCAGGTGGAATACCAACTACATTTTTGGCAAAATTAAATGTTGCATCCAATTTGCTTTGAACATCACTGCCCCATTCTTTTTCAAGAACTGCTCTTTCAGCAGCTACATCATATCTTGGACCTTCATTAGCCATTAAGCCAGTTGCTAATTGCCCAGCCATATCCATAACAAAATTAAATTGATCTTGACTAAAGCCCTTTTCTTTAAATTGACCTAAAACACCTTCAAATTGTTCTTTGTCTTGAAATTCCAAACCAGCATTTTTTACTACTTCTTCATATTCATATGCTTCAGGTATATTAGTTTTACCTTCTTGGGCTGCTTTTAAATCATTTTGTGTTTTCATATAAGAAGTTTGTAGTTCCTTATATGCTTTAGCAAATTCACCAACATTGGTGTATTTACCCAATAATTTATCATCTTTAACTAATTCTTCAACACCTTGGAAATACTTTTCAAATACTAAAGGTCCTTTTGGTACATCTGGTGTGGCTGGTACAGGTATTTCACTGGTAGTATTTTGTTGTAGTGGATTTGAATTTGGTAAAGCATCACTACTAAAGCCATCATTTGCATATTGGCTTACCACTTGATTGGTAGTATTTTCCATTGCTGGAGCAATTGTTTGGTCAGTCATTTAGTTTTCCCCTTATATTTTCTGTTTCTTATTATAAGCTAATATTTTATTTTCAATAGTTTCCAGAACAGCTTGTTGTGCTAATCTATAAATTGCTGAGTTTGGGTTTGGATCTTTAGCATCTAAACCTGTTCTACCAACAATTTCCCATAAATCATTTAACACAATTTCACCATCTGGAGTATTAAAAACATTGAAATAAGCAGTTATTGTTTTAGTATATTTACTATTTTCATTTACTTCTGGCATTTTATTCATTTTCTTTTTACTTTCTTGTTTGTGTGAACAATTGTAATGCTTGTTGCAATTGTGCTTGTTCTGCTTCATCCTTTGCTAATGCTTCAAGTTCTTTTTCACTTCTTAATAAGCTGTTGCTAAATCCACTGTCTTCCAATATTTTTCTGGTAAATTTATTTACATCAACTACTTTGAAAGCATTATCTGGACCAACTGTTTGAATTACTTGCCCAAACAACTGTATTTCATTAAATACTTCCTGTTGTTTTCTGGATAAGGCAGCAGCAGAAACTACTTTATATTTAATTTTATTTTCCCAATCTTTTGGATAAGGTTCTAATAAACCTTTTTTCTTCATTCTATACACCAAAGAATTGGCAAAAGGTTCTAAAAATTCCTTTTGTAATCTTAGTGCTGGTTGACCAATTTTTCTTAAAAACATTTGTCTTCTGGCAATAACTTCTTCTCTGGTCATATAATTTGGTTGAGTTGCTGGGGGAAGTTCATTTGAATAAATGCCTTCTTTTACTTGAAATCTAATTTGGTTTAATAATTCAACAGCAAATCTTAAATCACCAGAAGTATCCAATTTAGCTAATTCACCTTCTGTGGGTAATACTTTGCCTGGACCAAAATACTTTTTAATTATTTCTTCATCAAAGAATTCAGCTGGCATTTGGAAGCTGGGAAATGCTTGATATTCAGTAAACACCAAAATGTTTTTCATAAGTTCATTTAACACTTTAATGTCAGGTAATGCTCTTCTAACTGGACTATCACCATAATCATCACCAGCTATTTTACTCCATCTATAAACTAAAAGAGGAATTTGTTCTTTATCTATCTCCTGATAACAGATTTCACTCATGCTGCTCATATCAACAGTAGCACCACCACCTTTACCCAACATAAGTGAATAATGATATTTTCCAATTCCAAATGGATATACACCTTCAATTAATGTATATTCCTGTTCTGGTGCTTCTACAGCTTTTGCTTTAAATTCATCACTTAATTTATATTTTGGATCAGCACCCCAATCCTGAATTATGTCTTTTGCTTTTCTAACAAATTCTCTGAATATAACATCAATTCTATTACAGCCATTTTGTAGGAAAAACACATTACCAATAGGAATACTATAAGTGTCAATAAATAGATCCTGGTCTTTAAAGGCAACTGCACCTTGACCAGTAATAATACAATCCATTAAACTTTCACTGGCAGTTAAACTTACATTACCATCTAATAAGTTTTTTTGTATTCTTTTATTGTTTTCATCCATTACTAATTTAACATCAGATGGAATTGATTGACCAACTTTTAAATTAACTACTTCTGCTTCAAGCCATCTCTGTGTTTCTGGCATAAGCAGATCCATCATTGAGTTAGCTAAATCCTGAATTCCAGCCATAGCAGTAGTATCATATAATTCTTCTCTGTTATTCAAATTATAAACTGCATTTGAATAACTGCCTTGGTTAAAAGTATACACTGAGTTTCTGTGAGGAAAAGTATATCTAAATGCTGAATCCCATTCAGTTTCATGTATTGCTCTTTTTTCCTTAGCAAATTTTAATAGTTTATTGCTATACCTGATTCTATCCATTTTTTACCTTAAAATATTGCTGGGCCTAATGCATTTTGTGATGATCCTAATCCAGCTTTAAATACTCTACCAGCTCTTAATGCTTCAGCAAACTGGTTTTGAGCATTTTGTTCTTTTTTCTTTGTTAAGTCCACTTCAGGAGTAGTTGCTACTGGAGCAGGTGCTGCTTTTGGTTTTGATGGTTTGCTCATAATAATTCCTTAAAATCCTGGACTTAAATATTCATCAGATGTTGCTACACCAAGTGCTCCACCTCTGGTTTTTAAAGTAGCCAATACACCTTGTCTCTTTTTGGCTGCTAATTGTTCTTCTGCTGCTGCTGAACTTTCTTCTTTAGCTCTTTCAGCTTTAGCTTCTGCTTCTGAAGGTACTCTTGGTACTTTGGGTGATTTAAACATACTCATAATAATATCCCTAATAAATAGATAATAAAGTATTTATTAAAGGTATTTATATATGTCAAAATATACTATGTCTAATAGGCTTGATGCCAAACAATATGCACAGGATTTGTTAAACAAACCATCAACAAGTGATTATTTAGGTAGTGTTTGGGATCAAGCAGCAACAGAAACTCCATGGAAAAATATTGAATATTTAAAGGACAGGGGATATTCCACAGAATCAATATTGCCTGAAGACTTTTATAAATCAGAAGATTATAGGCCTGGACAGGAATATAGAAGAGGTATGACTAAAGGTCAACAGAGATTATTAGCAGAAGACTATGATGAAACTGTTAAAAGAGCAGAAATAATGAGAAAATACCCAGACTTTTATGGTAGAGGGTTAGTTGAATTTGGTGTTGGTGCTGCTGCTCATATGGCTGATCCTATTAATTTAGGTGTTGGTGTTGCTCTTGGATTAGTGCCAGGTATTGGTTGGGCCAGTTTGGGTGCAAGACTTGGATTAGCAGGAAGTACTGCTCTTGGAACTATTGGTAGAGCTGCTGTTGCTGGTGCTGTTGAAGGTGTAGTTGGTAGTATTTTAGTTGAACCCATAATATTTGCTGGTCAAGAAAAAATGCAGAGAGATTATACTCTATTCAATTCCCTACAAAATGTCATGTTTGGTGCTGTGGGTGGTGGTATTATTGGTGGTGGTGTGGGTGGTATTGGCTATGCTCTTGGGGGATTTGGCAATAGATTAGCTGCTTCAAATAAAATACAACCAAATGATACACCATTATATAATGGATATAAACCCAAAGATGTTGCCCAAAATGTATCAAATGCCATATTAGCAATTGAAACAAATCAAATAAACAATTTTACTCCAGTTCAAGGAGGCAAACCTCAATTAATTCAGTTAAGTGATAAAAATTTAGTTGATGAATTATTTACAACTGAATTTAACCAATTACAAAATATTAATCAACCAACTGGTCAAATGACTTATGCAAGTGAGTATGATCTTTGGTTAAACAAGTATGAAAGATTGGGATATACAAATGAATTAAATGCTGGTAAAATTAAATTAAATGAATTAGTCAGTGATGAAAACAAATTAATTTATCCAACTCCAGAAATTGAAAGTTTAATAAGACAATTTGTTGATGATAAAGTTCAAGCAAAAGTTAAAACAGGTTCTGAAATTAATGATCTTGGATTACCTGAAGACACATTTAAAACTGTTGATTCAATAATATTTAGAGGACCTCCAGGAACAGGTAAAAGTTCAATTGGTGATATTTTGGTTGCCAAATATGGTGATAACACAAAGTTTTTACCACCAGAAGACATAACACCAGAAAATATTGAAAAACTATTGAGTGGTGGTTCAGTACCAAAATATTTAATAATTGATGAATTTGACAAATTAAGCAAAAAACAAATGGATTCATTAAATCAAGTTTTGGGTTTTTACAAAGGCAAAACAAAGTTTGTATTTACAACCAATGCTGATCTAAAAAAATTAGGACCTGAATACAGCCAAATAATTAATTCATCTGAAGATGTAGTTATGGATGGATATACCAAAGAACAAAAAGCTGCTTATGCTGTATCATTAGCTAAAGAAAGTGGTATGATGGGCAAACCCATTGATGAACTACTTAAAATAGCAGAAATGAAAGATGAGTTGGGTAATCCAATTAGTTTAAGAGGTATTAAAACCAATCTTGAAAGTTTATTAGAACAAAAAGGCAAAAAGAACATAGTAAAATATGATCAGGGAGCCAGTTTGTTTGGATTTGATGATGCCCCAGTTAAAAAGCCCATTGAAGAAAGTATTGCTGAATTACCCCTAAAAGAAGACCAAAGTAAAACACTTATTGAATTTATGGAAAATGCTGGTGATAAAAGCATATTAATACTTCAAGGACCCAACAAAGATCTAAAAAATAAGGTGCAAAAAGCAATTCAAGATGGCACATTTGATTATGACAAAGTAAAAATTGGGGGTCAGGAAGTTATTTCAACATTTGATAGAAATACACTTGCTTCAATACAAACAGCACTTAAAAATCCCTACCAAGGTGAAGGGTATGGATGGCTTATTCAAATAGAAGGCACTTCAACAAACATAGCCCAATTAGCAAAATACAATAATCAATTGGAAAAAATAGTTAATGCAAGTCCAACAAGAGCAAGAATAGTAATAAATGTTGATAATGTTAAAATGGATAAACAAATATTAGCTTCCATTTATGACAGAGCTAAAACTATTACACTTGATAAAAAACAAACTGGTAAGGGTTATGTTCCAAACACAACAAGAAGAGGTGTACCAAATTCCAAATTAAGAACAAGAAGTGCTGTTGCATCAGAAGTATTAAATGATGATGCACTAAAAACAACATTAATAAATGCTCAAGCTAATCCAGAACTACAACCTGTAGCACAAAGTATTATTGAACAAATGAAACAATTTTCAGATGATCCACTTTTGGATGTTCAACCTGAATTAATTCCAAATGTAGCTATAACAAAGGAAATGGTTGAAAATTTAAATCAAAAAATAAATGGTGTATTTGATGGAACACTTGATCCAGAAAAAGTAAGTATTGATGCAGCCTTATTACAACAAAAATTAATGGCTGATATTGGTACTGCACTAAACAATTTAATTGATGAATTACAACCACAAACCAATGGTGATTTGTTAGCTGTATATGATAAAGTAGCCAGCCAATTTCCAGATATGAGTACAAAAATTACCCAAAGTTCTGCTTATCAAGATGTATTAGCAAGAGCTAATTTGGAAGGAAAACAAACTAAACCCACATTGGATGAATTAATTACTGTTAAACCCATAGATGATGTACCAAATGTATTAGCACAAAAAGCAGAAGATTCAAGAATAAGATTAAATATGATTAGACAAAAGCTAATTAATGACAAACAATTACTTAAAAACTTTGATGATGCTGTGGAATTAGCACCCATTGAAGCACAACTAAAAGATGTAGATGAAACAATAAATTTGATGAATGATCCTGACTTTATAAGAGCAGCAGCAAATGCAATCAAATGTTTGAGGACTTAAAATGGATGTATGCTATATTAATATAAAAGATGCCTTTAAAGATGCTGGCTTAACTGAAAAGGGGTTAAGTGAAAAGAAAGCAGAAGCACTTTATAATAAAATTAAAAAAGTAGTTGATTTAGAAAAAACAGATCCAAGATGGGTTAATTCAACAGTTGATCAAAGTGTTCAAAGAATATTGCAGGAACAAATAGATGACTTATTGAGAGAGAAAACTTTCTTTCAAAATGAACTTATATTAAATGAATCTGCATATACAAAAATGATTGATTATGTGGAAAAAAGAGTTGAAGAAAGATTAGCTGCTGGTGAAAGAGAAAGCAGAACATTGGGTTTTACTAAAAAATCCAGAAAAAGACTTTATTCAGATTCAGTTAAAGATTATTTAACCAATGCTGATCTTCAACAACAAATAAGAGTTAAAGACTTTTTTAATAAAGTTGGTATTATTATTGAAAATAATCCAAAAGGATATAAAAAAGTACAAAGTGGACAATTTGATGAACAATTATTGGAAATAATGAAGGGTAATCCAGTTGAAGTTGATTCTGATGTAAAACAATTTGGATTACAACTTAAAAAAATAAATGATGAAATAAAAGCCAGGAGACAGGATTTAGGTCTTGATATAGATGATAGTCCTTTTGTTATCAGTCAAAGTAAATTAATGAATTGGAGTGGTGCAAGAAGTTTAGCAGATAATTTTAGTGAATATAAAAAGATTATTAGAAACAAATTTGATCAACATGTTGATAAAGTGAGTACTTTAAAAAGACTTAAACTTTATCCAGAAGAAGGTGAAACTTGGGATGATTTATGGGATCAATTTATATCTTCAACTGCTGAAAATGCTTGGTATGGAAAAAATGAAGCTTGGAATAGTTATGGTAAATCAGGCAGTAAATTTGATGCTTTTACCAAAAGAATTGGTATGGGTGAAAGAATAATACAATTTAAAAGTTCTGCTGATGAAATTGCTTATATGAAGGGTGTCAATCCAGTTAGTGACAGAATTGATAAAATAGCAAAACAATTTGGTGGTAATGCCCAAACTACTTTCTTTACCAAATATATTGAGGAATTAGAACACCAAGGTAAAACATTTGGCAGCATATATGAATTGGGAACAAAAGGCAGAAGTACCTTTGACATGTTTAGAACTTATATTAGAGACAAATATAAATTAGATGATGATGGTGTTGCTGAACAATTTAAAAATGATCAAAATGCTTATTTAGATTCCATGCTCAACATTATTACAGGTAGAAACAATGTTCCAACTAATTTTACTGTATCAAATATAGTTAGTGAAATAAAAGCATTTAACAATTTAGCTTTCTTGGGTGGTGCTGCTGTATCCAGTATTACTGATGTGCCATCAGTTATGGCTGAATTAAGTAGACAGGGAATTAATCCACTAAAAGCTATTGATGGAGTATTGCAAAACACCAGCAAAGAAGTCAGAGAATTATTTGGTGAATATGCTGTTGCTGTTCAAGATAATTCATGGAATAGATTTGGTGATACAACAAGTGGAACTGGATTATTTAGTTCACTACAAACTCCTTTCTTTAAAGCAACACTTTTAACTGGTTGGACAAATATGAATACCCATGCTTATATTAGAACATTGGGAAAACATTTGGGTGATTTAAAAGGTAAAAGTTGGGATGAGTTGGGTAATGATATAAAATGGCAAATGGGTAGAAGTGATATTGGTCCTGAAGATTGGGATATTTTAAGATCAAATATGATTAAAAATATTAACAATAAAGATTATATGGCACCTGAACCAGATTTTGAAAAATTAACTGATCCAAAACTACAAATGGTTAATAGAAAATTGGAGAATTATTTACTTGATTCCAGTCAAAGAGCTATTCCTCAAACTGCATTAAGACAAAGAGCTATGATTGAATTTGAAAGTCCTGGATCAGTTGTTGGCAGTTTAAGTAGATTATTCTTTCAATTTAAAACATTTCCTCTTAAAATGAGTCAAACACTACAATTTGATTTAGAAAATCCATATGGAGCAAGTAAATTAAAAGCACTTACTATCAGCATAGTTGGTATGACTGCTCTTGGTGTATTAGCTCAACAAGCTAAAGGATTAATTTCAGGTAGAGGTTATAAACCTGTAGAGGAATATACTGCTGAAGATTGGAGAAGTGCTTTAGCTCAAGGTGGTGCTTTGGGTATAGTTGGTGATTTTACACTTAATGCTTTTGGTGAACCCAGCAGATTTGGTGGACAGACCAGCCTTGGTTCAGTGATGGGACCCACATTTGGTAGAGTTGAAGGGCTTTACAATTTAGCACAAAAGTCAGCACAGGGAGAAACAACTGCCAATCAATTAATTAATATTGGTAAAAGTTATGTTCCTGGTAGTAATATATGGTGGGGTCAATATGCCATAAATGCTGGTGTTGTTAATCAATTACATGAATTAGCTAATCCAGGATATATTAGAAGAATGGAACAAAAAGCCAGAGAGGAAGGTAGAATTAATAGTGACCTTCTTGGATTGCAATAAATAAGATTATGAGTTATACAGATGAAATAAGAAGAGTAAGTTATGTAGGTAATGGCAGTACAAGTGTATTCACTGTGCCATTTACTGCTACCTCCATAAATGATATAAGTGTATATATAAACAACCAGCTTCAAATTCAAGGGGGTGGGGCAGATTATACAGTTCAATTTAATGGAGATCTAATAGATACAATAACAACAACCAACAATGTTGCCAATAACAGTATAATTGTTATTCAAAGTAATGTACAGCCATCAAGATTAACTGAATTTACTAATAATACAGTTATAAGATCCAGTGCTTTTAATACTGAATTAAATAGAGTTTATTCCATAATAGATGAATTAAAAGAAAGATTGGATAGAAAATTTGGTGTAAGTGATGGTGCAATATTAAGTGCTTCAACTGTATTTCCCAGCCCAAATTCTGGATTTGTAATTGGTTGGAATGCCAATAATCAATTAGTAAATGTTCAAGCAGCATCAGCAGTAAGTCAATTACCAAATATTGGTTCTGGTGATGCTGGTAAATTTGTGTCAGTAAATTTAGGTGAAACTGGTTATGAACTTGCTACATTGGGTGTTGATACAAATGGCAACCTTACTATTGAAAATAATACAGATCCATTCATAATTATCAGGGAATCAACAAATGATGTTAATTCATATTTTAGATTAAAAAATAATGATGATACTATAAGCCAAATAAGTCATATAGGAACAGGTGAAGCTATTATTGAAATAGACCCTATAAGTTTAGATCAAAGTGCTGGTAATGTTAGATTTTTTAAGAACTCCAATTCAGGTGGTCCAAAAAGTGTATCTTTATATAATGTATCAGGAACTGTTGACAGTGAAATAGGAATAAGTGGAGTTAACACTTATTTTAATACTACTGGTGGTAATTTTGGTATTGGATCATCAACTCCACAAAGCAGTTTAGATATTAGCAATAGAACAGATGGTATTTTAATTCCAAATGGTACTACAGCACAAGCAATAACCAGTGCCAATAGTGGTGTAATTAGATACAACTCATCAAAACAATATAATGAAGTATACAATCCAACTACTTTATCATATCACAGTATGGATAGTTGGACATTAATTAATTCAGTGGATTTTGCTACTACTTCATTATCAGTATGGGAAACAACTGGATTAGATAAATTTGATGAAATAAGAATAGTAATGTTGAATGTTGGTCCTGATTCAGGCACTGCTAACATCTCATTTAATATTCAATCAAATAACAGCACTTGGATAACAACCAGTTCTTATTCAACATTTTTTGCTACATTTAATAATTCAACAACAACCACCCAATTTAACAATACTCAAGCTGTTTCTATTCCATTAAATTTAACTTCATTACCAATAGTTAGTAATTATAATGGTGAACTTAATATTTTTAATAGACCAAAATTTGTATCATCTGGAACTTTAACAGCTGGGTTTGGTAAATTTTATTATTTAATAAGTGGGTCTTGGGTTCATGGTTCTGGTGGATTTAGAATTACAGGAATTACCAATTTTATTTCTGGATTAAGGTTAACACTGAGCAGCAGCACATTTAGAAATGATGGTAATATATATGTTTATGGCAAAACATTACCAAAAGGATAATTTATGAGTTATACAGAACAAATTAGAAGAGTTGAATATATTGCTAATGGAATCACCAGTGATTTTGTGGTAAGTTTTGATTGTACAAATAAAAATGATATTTCTGTTTATGTAGATAGTGTTCAACAAATAGTTGATGTTAATTTTTCTGTCACATTTGATGTTAATGGGTTAGCTGATTATATTACTCTTTTTATTACACCATCAAATAATTCAATAGTTATTATTCAATCAAATGTTTTAATTAATAGAGCAACTGATTTTAATAATAATACAAGAATTAAAAGTTCTGCATTAAGTGTTGAATTTGATAGATTATACAGTTTAATTGATGAATTAAAAGAAAGATTAGATAAAAAAGTTGGGTATAATGAAGCAATTATTACTTCTGCAAGTAATATAATGCCAAATGCTCAAGAAGGATTTGTTATTGGGTGGGAAAATAATCAATTAGTTAATTTACCATCAACACTTGTAAGTGCAGCTATTCAATTACCAAATATTGGTGGTAGTGATTCAAGTAAAGTAATATCTGTTAATTTAGCTTCAAATGGTTATGAATTATCAACTTTAACAGACAAATATACTACTTCAGCATGGGTTAGTTCAAGATTTACAACATCAGCATATGTTAGTGCTAATTTTGGTGCTATTGGAAGAAGTATTAATTTTGTCACACCAGAACAATTTGGTGCAGTTGGTGATTCAACTGTTGATGATACTACTGCTGTTGTTGCTGCTTTAGCTACTGGTAAGATTGTAATATTAAATGGATTATACAGAACTACCAGCACAATATCTGTTGAATTAAGTGCAGGAAGAAGAAGTTTAAGTATTTTTGGTGCTGGCAAACAACAAAGTGGATTTTATATTACCCATTCTGCTGTGGGTTTTGATATTACCATGAAAGATGTTTTTGTACCAATTGGACAATTTGCTCAAGATATTTGTTTAAGAGATTTCAGCATTGTATCAAATGGAGCTCATGATGCAGGTGTTGGTATTAAAGTAAGTGGGCAACCAGGTATTGGTAGCAGTGACCCAACATTTAGAATTGATAATGTTGCCATAAGACCAAATTCAACATCACATTATTTTGCCAAAGGTATGCAATTAAATAATATTAGAAATGGTACAATCAGCAATTGTGATGTTTTTGGATATTGGAATTTTTATAATGGTACTGGTATTGAATTAGCTGCTGTTGGCAGTGCTGCTCCAATTCATATTCATATAACAGATTGTAATATATCAAATTGGGATTCTGGTATTAGATTATTGCCAGCTAATGTTGGTCAAACAACCAGTGATATACAGGGTGTTCATATAAGAGGCAATAATATTATTGCTGTTAACAGAGGAATTTATGCTGAAACAACAGACAAACAAAGTGATCAAATAATGATAAATGAAAATCACTGTAATTTTAGAGTATCTGGTATACAAATTGAAGATTGGAAAAGAGTATTTGTTGATAATAATTTCTTATTAGCAAATGGTACAGTAAGTGCCAGCACTGCTCATGGTATATTGTTAATAACAAACAGTGTTAATTCAATATATGGGTTTGTAAGTAATAATTGTGTGGATTTTAGCAGCCCAACAAATGTAAGTTCAGATGAAAGAGGAATAAGAGTCATTCAAGTTGGTGGTGCTGCAAGAGTATTAGTAAATAACAATATGATTATTACAGCAGATATAGCATATGAATTACCTGCTGATAATATATTAACAACAAGTGCTGTATCAGTAATTGGTGGAATCAATAATTATTCAGCTTAAGGAATTTAAATGAGTTATACAGATGAAAATACAAAAATACAGTATATCAGTGTAAGTGGTCAAACAGCATACACAGTTCCATTTACTGTTTATCAAACTTCAGACATTCAAGTTTGGAAAAACAGTTCTGAGTTGATTGATTTAACTGATTATAATGATGTTTTAAATGTTGATAATGAAATAAGTTCAATTACACTTGTTGTTCCTGCAACTACAGGTGATGTTATTACCATATTAAGAAATACTGAAGTTAACAGAGCAACAAATTTTACAAACAATATTAAAATATCAACCAATTCATTAAACACTGAATTTAACAGAATATATAGAAAATTAGATGAACTTGGTGATAAACAAAGTCTCAAGTTTGCTGATTATTCAACTGCTTCAGCAGCTTTAATATTGCCAGAACCTCAATCAAACAAATGGTTAGTTTGGAATTCAGCCCAAACTGCCTTAGTTAACAGTACTATAACTTTATCTGATTTAGGTGATTTAAGTGGCAATTTGCAGGAAGATTATGAAGAATACAGTGCTTTTTTAAGTTCACAAACTGTCACACACATAATCAATTTAAATGATGAATACACAGAATTAAATTTAGCATTAACTTCAACTGGAACTTTTTATATAAATGAAGTAAGTGCTGTTGGACAAAGTTTTATTGATTTATTTCAAAACAGCCAATATGCTCAATTAAGTGCTATAAACACTTTTACAAACCCCATAATCAGCACTGCACCCAATAATTTAGCAACAAATTCTATGCCAATAACAATTGGTGAAAATGGAAACAGAGGTATTACTGGTATTGGTACTACTCAATTGGGTTTTATAGTTGCTAATGAAATTGCTGCTGCTGTTGGTAGTGCTGGTACAACATTATCAAACACATATTCCATAGTGACCAGAGAAAAAGGTGATGCAAGATACATGCTAATTGGTGGGTCTGCTGGTGCTGTATTTACAGAAACTTCAGCTGATGCAAAATACTGGCAAATAACCAAATTAAGCAGTTTAAGTCAATTAAACAATACTCCAGGATATGTTTCAGCAGGTCAATTAACTGCATATGCTAC